CTTCGTATGGGACCCCCCGTCACTAGACGGGTCCGGCAGTTCGGAAGAGCTCCTCACGGAACTCGTCCGACAACGTCGGTGCACCTGGTATCGCTTTACGCTTCCTACAGATAGAATCTGTAGTGGCGGGCTCGTACCCCACTTCGGGGTCGAGGGAGCGGTTCCAATTGGTGTTGTGCCAATGCGCGTAACCCCCAACGTCGGGAACCTTGACTTTCCTTGTTATCCGCACTAGGCGGTTTCTCGGAACGTCCGGGCTCACTAGTTGGGTGTCTAACGCATAGTCACGGCCACCCCAAAGGTCCTTAGGTACCATCTGTGCCAATTGGTTCCACATATCGTACGTGGAAGGCACTAGGTACTCACGACCGGGATCAGCAAACGCCCAACGGCGCAACTGATTTGCCACCCGGATGACATCAGTCAGCCGGGTGGCAGGTCGTTTCAGGTAGAAAGGGGTTACGTCCTCTCCTAAATGGTAATGCCCGCCGCAGGATTCCCGAAAGGGCCCTGCAGCAAAACTCTTCTCTGGGTTAAGGGAGAAACCAAACTCCTTCAGAACCCAAGAAGCGTCCTCATACATCCCTGACGGGATTATGAGATCATCGCCATAAACGGAGATAACGCCCTGATAGCCTCTATAATAGGAGACCGTACGCATAAGAGCATAAAAGATTAAACTTTCTAGCTCGAACGTAAAGCCATTTCCCATACTAGAGAACATCTCAGTACGGACATATGTACCATCTACTAACACGTTTCTGGAACGAATATCGTTAAGATACAAGAACCAGTCGCGTGGCAATAGAGCTTCAACACAACTTGTTGCGATACTATCAGAGGCCGAGCTAAGGTCCAGGGTCGCTAAGGAGTCGTCAAGACTTCCGCGCCTGGCTAAACTACGGTTTACCGATTGGTCGTTCAAGTTGATGCCGAAACGGCGCAAACGCCGTCGGATGTGGTTACCCACACCCTTTTGAAGGTACATATTGACATCTGGCTCTTTACAAGCACATCTATCAATATCCGTTTTCTTTGGAACGGTGAAGAGCTGTGCGCCATCAACCTCTTTTAGGAGACTGAAAACACCCAACTCCCGAAGCAAAGGAGCCTCGTGATGGATCACATCCACATAGGGCATTGCTTCCTCAGTAACATCGGCCTGGCCGGTGAACTTAAGAGCCGGTAGGCTCTCGGTTCGACGGCGACTCGTGCTGGCACCACCGCTAAAAGATCCAAGGACCAGTTCTTCTGGAATAGGTCCCAAAATCTTCGCGATGATGTTTTGCGCAAAGCCCAAGAACGCGTAAAATGTGACCCTTGGGAGTATATTATACCCCCGGTCCATTCCCCGCAAACGCTCATTAGTACGAGCGTTCTTTGCCTCTTGGCCTAACCACTTACGGATCGCCGCTCTTTTGCGGTCCTCCGCAGGAACCAAGCGTTCTGAGCAGAATTTGCTCAGATACTCAGTCCGCAGATAGGTAGAAGCAAAGTATTCTTGCTCACCTAACTCCTCAACGAGGGAGTAAATGAGTTCTGCGTCCGACTCGGATAGCTTAGTGTTGGCATTCAGCCTAACGTCAGCATTCCGATTACGCTTTCGAGCATGCTTATGCATTGTTCGGTCCTTTCTGGATTCCGTAAGCTCACGATGGAGACTGCTAACGCAATCAACACCATAGCATGCACCGTCATCTGAGATGGCGGTCTGAGTTTTCGAACTCTACGCATGGGTGCGACCCCTTAAGAAGGGATCAAGCCCACTAGTAGATATCCGACAGGCCCGTCAGCAGATCATTGATCTGCGTCTGGGACGCGGCGAGAGTATTGGCCATGAAGCCAATTGCATCTTTCCGCTCCTGATCAGTCGAAAGCTCATCGAACGTGCAGTTCAGCTCCACAAATGCAGTGCGAACGACCACCGGGGACGAAACCCCGTTAATCGTTTGTGTCTGCACCGTGGGAATGCGAAACCGCAACGACGGCTTGTACTTTCCGTTCGTTTTCTTCAGAGCAGCAGTGAACTGCGGATTACCCGCAGGAACACCAGTCTTTTCTGAATAGACGTGAACCCCATTGGCGTCATCGCCGTCGGGGCTGAAAGTATGCGCGACGGGAGTCGACGCTCTGTCATTGATGACAAGATTAGTCCGTGCGGACATAGGTATTTCCTTTCGTTATTAAGGAAGGATACTAGTTGTCTAGCATGTACAGTTTATCATCGTAAGGAGCGAGTTGACGCAATCCCTAACGCCATGGCCTTCCAGGCCCTGTCGCTGTCAGGATTACCCAACCCGAGTGGGTCGTTACTGATCCAAAATCCGGGTAGGGGCCAATGCGGTAGCACGGACCGAGAATACCCATCATAGGACCACTCAGCGGTTGCGGGCGTACGGGTAGACCAACTGGTATTACCAGCATAGTCCATTCCGTAATGCTCGTTCTTCAGCGAGGCTGTTGCCTGCGTTCGAACGCTGAGAGTACCGTCCACGAAATTCAACCCAACTGGCGCCGTCAGCGCTGAAAGGACAGGTCCAATAGGACAAAACCAATCAACGACGAAAGACCAGCTTACCAACTCCCATAAGAGGGAAGCGGGGTTGAGCAGGCCACACTGGTTAAGGGTTCGCAACCCTTGCCAATCTGGATCAACTTGGGCCCAAAGGCTGCAGTTGACCTTGATTGTCTCGTTTCCGTTCTCGAATTTTGTTCTGGAGGCAAATGATACCTCGTCAAACAAGAATTCGGGAATAGAACCGGCTGCGGACGATCGTCCGCGGCCGTTAAGTAACAGAGGCTTTGCCCCTTGTTCCTTAGCGAGTTCCATTAGGCCATATATATCTTGCATGAGTGGTTTCCACCCATAGACGTACTTGAGGTATTCCTCAGCCGCGGCTCCTAGAGGTCCCTTTCGCAAAAGCGAACGGTAATTCTCATAGAGAAACGGCCGGAAGCTCCTCTTCTCATGAACCAACTTAAGCTGCCGAAGCAACTCAGAGGCAGGGTTCTTAATGAGACGTACAGTCTGACGCCATGTCGCAAGATCTTCTGACAAATTCGCTTTTTGATCGGCGATATTGTTCAGAGCTTTCGTCACAGCCTCATTCCGCATCTGTTGAGGAACTACAGGGTCACCTATTGCGTCACGAACCGAGCTACCACGTACCATGTACGCACAGCTCGGCCAGTTAAGCAGGTTATCCCCACGGCTCCCCCCAGCAGACGACTTAAAGAACAAAGTTTTGCCCTTATCCGGCCCTGGAGCAGTATAAGTCCCCGTATGTAATTGGGGACTGCCCAGAGATAGACTTGAGTTCCACTTTGTTAGTGGAGTCGCTTTGCGGAATTTACTCCCATCTGGAAAAGAGATAATAGCTCCTGAGACTTTGAAACCAGTGTTGCGAACATTGGTAACAAAGTCTGACCTGGAACCCACGTAGGGGTTTGAATCCCAAGGGAATTTCCAGGACCACGAAGCGTTGCCTCTAGTCCAAATGACAGCCATGACACATTCCTTTCGAGGATATGGCGTCGTGAGACGGGGATGGACAACCACCCCATGGGAACCCTAACGGGTTC